TGTCGAGTGCTTTCGGCAAATAAGGCTCACCGAGATCGGTGTTGTAGAACTTCTTGAGCGATTCCTCGCTACCCGTGCGTTGATATTCTTCCTGCGCGGTCAGGTAGTTGATGACGAGTTCTTTCCACGAGATAAACGAAGCGATGACACCGTTCAGCCAGAACGAAGCGATCGGCGTCTTGCGCTCTTCGCCATAGACCTTGCCGTTCTTATCAATCGATTGGCCGTCTTTGATCCATTCTCCCCACATGTCGAGTTCGTTACGCTGATCGGGATGTATCCGATGAGCGCAGTGCGGGCATATCATTCGAACCGACTCGCCAGCAGCTTCGAAGTTCGGGGCATTCGGGTCCCAATCGAACATTTTGAAGTTAGGTTCGAAGTACGCTCCGCACGCTGGGCACGGCCAGTAGCGGCGACGACGATCGCCTCGATTGTAGAGGCCGAGAATGCCGTTCGCCGGGGGAGCCTCATGCTTGGTCTGCGCGATCCACTTTGGATCGGTAATCGGCTTGGACGGCGAGGACTCAGCCAGGGTCATTGCGAACGAGCCGAACGTCGTCGTGCGCTTGCTCGCAATATCGAAGGCAGAGCCGTCGCCACCGATATCATCGTCCATGCGGTCGTAGTCCGTGAGCGCGACGCGGGGGATCGGGCGGCCTGCGAACTCGGTAACGGATGGATGCGACAGCGTGAGCATGATGCCGCTGTCGTAAAGCTTGTCGAACTTGTTGTCGGCGTCCCGCTGCTTGAGCAAATGAGAGCCGACCGCGGGGCTGTCTCGATGCATGCGATCGATACGCCGCATCGAGAAGTCACGCGCCGCACCTTTTGTCGGCGAATAGATGATCATGTCCATCGGATCGACGACGACTGTGTAGCCTAACCAGTTCAGGATCAGGCTCTGTGTCTTCGACGACTGAGCGCTGCCGACGAAGACGACGCCTTTCTTGTTGCGAGCGGCAAGCTCGTTCATCGGCTCCATCATGTACCAGGCCATCGAGCAGCGGTACGGGCCGATGTATGCGCCAGGATTATTCAGCCTGATATAGCGCTCGGATGCGTCAGAGATCGAAAGCCGCTCAGGCGGCCTAAGCATCTCGGCCAGGGAGCAGACAATCTTGCCGAGGGATTCAAAGCCCTTCCGCCGGGTCCGGCGTTCTTGGGTCTGCCCATCCGCTGTCGTGGTTTCTAGCTGGCTCATTTTTGAATTCGTTGACGAGTGAATCGGCAAGCTGGTTGAGCGTGCTGTCAATCAGCCCTTGAATGATCTCGCGCTGCTTGTCGTTTAGCTGCGTCTGCCGCTCGACTTGGTCATTGACGAGCAACAGGTTCATCCGAAGTGTCTTAAATATCACACTCAGCCGTTCTATGACATCGGCCGTGCGCCACAGGTCGCCCTGATCTTCCTCGAACTTCAGCCGGGCGTGTTGTGCTGCCCAAAACTCCTTCTGAAGCAGCGCTGGCAAATCCTTCGGCGACATTTTCTTGATCGCCGCTTCAAAATCGCCCTGTGCTGGAACCAGATAGGGAGCTACGTCCTTAATACGCCAAACGGGGTAGCCCATGCGCTCGCCGCTGGGCGGAACGTCTCTGATCTTCTCGTCGATGTCTCGCTTGTCGATGCCGAACAGCGTGCCGAGTTGCGACTTGCTGCATCCGTCGTAGAGCATCGAACGCCCGTCGTCATCCATGGCCTTAGCGCCCAAGCCGGGCTTCCTCATTTGTCGCCCCTCTTAGGTTGTCCGCTCAGCATTTTGTTGTTTTTAAGAGCACGCAAACCGGCTTCTCGCTTCTCGGCAAAAAACGCTTCATGTACAGCACGATCGATGACGATCATTCTGCCTAATTTGTAGGTTTGTACAGGGAACCGTCCTGCTGAGATCGCGTTTCTTGCGGACTCCAACGTCATACCGTATTCGACGTGAACGTCCTTTAGCGCGACCCAACTAGGTTTTTCACTCATGCCAGTTCTCCGAAGTGGCGGATTCGTTTCCAAATGGAATTGCCTCTGAAATAGACACCGG